CATTAGTCAGCTCCTTTCTGCGAGCGTTGTTGTAATTATAAAGTAGCAGTGCAGACAATAGAAGACACCTCTTTTGTTATCTTGTTTTGCTGACAAAGCCAACAATAGTCAACCCCGACACAAACTCACGCCAACCCTCTGTCCAATCGGTTGCGTCATACGGTGACCATTCTGCTGATCTATCGCGGTTGATTTCTTTTAAGATACGCGGCAAATCCCAGACAAACTTTTTGCCTGTCTGGGTGTCTTGCACAATGTAAGACATTTCACTCATGATTCATCCAGCCTAAACATTTGAACTTGTTGCTGACATTGGGGACAAGGTGTTTTATCTTCCTCATCTATATGCTTTGCATAATTGTTACCGAGCATCGGCATCCCACAAAGAGTACCAGTGTAAGATCCAGGAATAGACCAGTGTTGCTGACCTAGCTTTTTTGTCCACTCATATAACTGCGACATTCTGCGCCTCCATAATTTTAATAAAGTCTACACGGCTATCATAATCAGCCTTGGCATCATCGTAAGAGTTATGCACTTTTACGTTGCCTTGATTCGTACCATCTTGTCGGTACACCAAGTAGGCTTCATTGACAGGAGAGTAGTTCAANATGGTGAGCGATCTACCACCGTTGAACTCAAACATATCGGGCTTTGGTCTTTTCATACGAGGCTCCTTTCTGCGAGCTGTTTACAATATTAAAGTAACAGTGTGGACATTAAACGATAAGTCTTTTAGTCTCCCTTATTATCTTCATGCTCCAGAACCATATTGCCTTCAGCTACTACTGCCAGAGCTGGGAACTCTTCTTGGATTCGTTTAATTTCACGCATTACCTCATCACGACTCATCTGGTCAATTTTGCCATGTAAGATTTCTTTACGATCAATGTAGATCCCTGCGGCTTGGCCTCGTGATTTTTCAGCGGCGACAGCGGCGGCGAAGTTTCCTCCCGTCATGGCGGCATCACGGATTTCAGCAAGTTTTTTCACATGGCCTTCAAAACTGACTTCATACTTTTTAGATAGTTCCTGCTTTAGCTCACGGATTCTTGCAACCACATGGGGATACCGCACACCGTTGAGTAATTGTGATGCAATGGCGTGGGCTGATTTCACACTAAACCCAGCGCGGACAGCGGCCTCTGTTTGTGAGATATCTTCACAGACATACAATCGTGCAAATTCTTCTTGTTTGGGCGTGATCTGTTTTTCTTTTCTAGGGTTTGCGACGACATCAATCGTGGGCTTGTGAGTAGCTTTGGCTAGAGCCATTTTGCATGTTCTCCTCTTCTAACATGGGACACTTTGTATAATAGGACCAAAAACGAAAAACATAAAATTAAAATTTTCATCAAATCAAAACCGCGCGGACAGAGAAAGTTACTGTCTATTGAACAAGATATCGGATCAATCTTCGTAATTTACCCCCTAACTCTTTGTATATAGGGCGATAGTCATATATTGTATATTATCCAATCATAAAAAACAAATTTTACTCTATCCATCTTTTGGTCCTATATAGCAAAGTGGGTCAGAAACCCTGTTTATTGGTCAAAATTTACCCCCTACTTACCCCCTACCCATGTGCTTTGAGAGCATCGAGCGGCGTCTGAGCGGCCTCTTTTTTAGGTCATGAACTGTGTTTAGTGGTAAAAAGACCCCCAACCAGTATTGATTGGGGGTTTAGTCTAAGGGAGGAATATGTCATTAATTGACGCCTAAAACCCTAACATGAGTTTTACTTTATCCCAAAGCCCTATTTTTGACGGAGGTGCGGAACCAATCCTTTGTGTTACATCTGGAATGATTTCTTTAACCTTTTTCTCGGCTGGGGATCGAGTATAGAGAACGTACGTTAACTGGTTCATTGTTAGATTATGATTTCTCTGCAACTCGCGGAGGGTATCCCCCGCAAGTTTATCTGTATGAACCGAGTTAATCAATTTTTGGGAGTATTTTTTATTTTTACGCGGCATCTTCTCGTTCCCTTCTGCGTAAGACTTCACGGGCTTTAGCAACCCCTTGGACAGTAATATGATATCGGTAAGGTTTACCTTCACCAAGACGTTGCACATCACCACGTTTATACAGATTATATAAAGCATGACTTGGGTCTTCTATATCTGTATCTACAAAATCACTCGCAGTCAGCGTTGCATTTGTACTGAACAACTTCAACAAAATCTCACATGTCGCACCCGAGGTAAATAATTTCTTATTCCCTTTACGTCGCTGTACAGCTTTTATTGAAGGAATCGGCTGGTGTGCGGGGATAAGTGCAGATGGTGATACATTAGGGCTGGTTGGATTTACCATACCATTTTTAATCATCCACCGTATCTGCAACCCAATACTACGACACTCAGCTTCTGCCACAGCTTTAAGTAGATTGTAGGTATCAAGGTCAATTGATACCGATTTATACTGCTCTGGATCTGCCATGTTTTTTGGTCCTTTCTTCCATCAAAGCTATTTCTCTAGCTTTATTAGCAATCATGCTTTCCAGTATTGCCCTTGCTTCTGGACTGCGGAAACAGACAGTAGCAAGAGAGTATGCGAGAAGACCGTAAGCACGGTCATCTCCAAAAGGTTTAGGGGGGACATTACCGAGAATTTGTTCAAGTTCCCATTCTCTTGCGGCAATATTAAGTAGATGTGAAACTGCCCCCCTCACATCACTGTAAGTAGCCACGACTAATTTGCCTCAGCTGTAATTTCAGCATTAAAAGTAACACGCTCTTGGATAGCATTAGTTACCTCATCAGCAAGGTCACTTTGCCGTACCCACTCATCAGGGTCGTAATCATTACTGCTAATACTTTCTTCACGAACACTTTCAACTTCATTTTCAAGGTCGATAATACGGCAGTATAGATCATCAACTGTTTTACCAGCGGCTCGCATGTTTTCTTGCCCTGAATACATAGGCTCAAACTGTTCTAGCTCACGCACAGACATACCTTTTACAGGAGCCCCTACTTCATCAAACAGCTTTTCAAACCGTGAAACACGGTCTTGCAAACCATAAAGCAGAGTCATGATATGTTGCATATCAGCACCAAGGTTTTCAAACCTAGAACGCACATCACTCATACGCTGAGCTTGTGCTTTTATCTGTTCATGTTGAACATGCTTAGTAGGGTCAAACTCATCACGGGCGGCAATATCAGTACATACTGCATTATCTACCTCGCTATCACTAGGCAACCCAGAACCAGCACAAACACCATCAACCATATTATCATCGGGAACTACTTTCTCGTTCATAACCTACTCCTTTCTTGAGTGGTCAGTTGTTATATGACAAGAGACCTCCCCTTGCCATTAAGTATAATATGCCATAACTGACTTATAATGATAAGTCTTTTGTTATCATCAAAATCTTTCATCTGGCTTCCAGTATAGATTACCCATCTCATCTACAATACAGTGTTTTTCGTAATCTATTTCTATTTCGCCACAACCTTCACAAGTTTCGCAATCATCCATATACCCTTGTAGATAACCACCATTTTGATAATCTATCACAGCGCGTTCATATTCAACGCGACCATCACCCGCACATTCAGGGCAAAGGCGGTGAGTTACATCATCGCCAACAGGAAACAGTTGTGTATAATCAATAGCCATTAATTCCTCACAAAAGAGCTAGAACGCTGATTACTGTCATAATCACGGTTAAGAGGTCTAATTCCATAATTCTGCGTCTCCTTTCTAGAGAGTGTTACATAATCTTTATACCAACAAGAGGTACAAAGCAGAGAAGATTTTGTTTCTACCTCTGCTTTGCGCTCACATTTATTGCACTTTAAGTCTGCCATCTATGTCAAAAAACGGTTTAAATGCTTCATTAACCGCCCTCAATGGTTGCGTTTCAATTATATAGCAATCAATATCTATACAATCTACTCCAAGGCTAGCCATACTGCGTCTAAACTTTTCTTCAGTAATGTTAGCCTCGCAGTAATCATCTTGCAACTTTTCAAGCTCGTTCATCCAAAGCTCTTTTACTTTACCCATTACTCCCCCAGTCCATATAAAATGTTATGGATCATGACTGGCTTACTCTTATCTAATTTGAGTTTACCTTTAACCCAGTCATAATAACCGTGGATAGTGGGCAT